AGCAGACCACGTTCGTCAGTCCAAGCAGCAATCTGAATGACCGCAGCTTCAAGCGACGTTTCGTTAAGGTCAGCAGCAGTGCTAGGCGTGTTGCTGTTGGTGCCACCGGAAACCAGCGGGTGCGCGGTGCTGAAGAGCGGCTGACCGTCACCGTAAGTGACCGCAGCATTGAAGCCCTGATTCAGCACATAGGCAGCTTTCACCTGTTTGGTGTAAGCCATCGCACGGGCCAGCGCCTTGGTATAGCGGCTGGACAGCGAGTCGTAGAGGTTATCTTCGACAGCTTCTTCCGTGATCGAAAAGCCCATCGCAATGGTTTCGTGGTTGTAACGAGCAGTCCAAGCTTCCTGTGCGTTGTCGTACTGGATAGCCTGACCTTCGTTCTTCACCGGAGCAGCAGAGAAGCCCGACAGCTTGGTTTCTTCTTCAAAAGAACGTTCGGAAGATTCAGTTTCGTAAATCTCCTTGTGCTCTTCGCCGTAACGGTTGTACTCAAGACCAAACAGGGCGTTAAGACCCGGAAGGAGTTCTTTAAGTAGCTGAGCGCGTGAAATTGCCATTTGTAATTACTCCTTAGGTCGCAACGGCAGCGCCGGTGCTGTTGTAATACGAATGCCAGCCCTGATTGAACTTAACCAGCACCTCAGGGGAGCCAGCGAAGGTCAGCGTGGTGGCGCTCGCGAGGTTGACAGCAACCTGCAAGGTCAGGGTGGTGCCGCTGATGCTGACAACATAGTTGCCCGCCGCAATACCCGTGCCCGTGACAGTCATGTACGGATAGATATTGGCGTTAGCAGCCGCCAGAGTCACCGTGGTGGACGAACCAGAGGTCGTACCGGAAGCAGTGGTGGACACCGCAGAAGCCGGGACAAGGCCAATGACGCGCATGATCTTGGCAGAAGCAGCCGGAGCCGCACCGCCAACCGCCACAGCGGAGTCACCCGTCGCGGTAGAACCCGTGTTCTGAAGCAGACCCACGTTCTTACCAACAGCCCACTGACCGGGATAAGCCAGCGTGGTGCCGGTGCTGCAAATCGCAGCCTGATAGATCGCATCCGGGTCATCGCTGACATACGCAACAGCGTCAGTCGCCGAAGTGCTAGCCAGCCAATACTGGTAACGGTTCTTACCAAAGATCGGGCCGCCCGTGCTGCTGTATTCGCAGCCAAGGAACACACCAACGATACCGGCAGTAGCCGAACTACCCGAGGTAGTACCATTCTTGACAATCGTGCCGTCCGTCGTCAGTTCAACGAGGTCGCCGTAGAAAATGCTGGTGCTGTACCCATTCGCAATCGGAAACATCCGAGTCGAACCGGCAAACACCTGCCCGCCGATCAAATTGACCGGACGTAGCCCGTAAGGGGCTGAGACAGTAGGATAAGCCATGTTTAGCTCCTAAATTCCTAAATTATTTAACAAGACCTTTACCAAAAGTAACTTGAGTTTTCTTGTCCTTAAACATTGGCATACGGGGGTCATTCTCCCGCATGTAGTTGTTATCCACAGACGCCACATTATCTTCAGTGAGTTTCTGATAATGAGCGGTGCGTTGGGCAACAAACTCGCTGGGGGTCTTACACAAGATAAGCCCACCGGACTCAATAGAGTCCTTAAACCGACTGTTTGGATCGGCCATTGTAAACGCCTCAGGATGTTCCGAAGCCTTCACGGGTTCCCAACCTTCTCGTAATTTGGACGAGATGTTGTTTACATCAGGAGTGCCCAAGGTGCTGATACGAATCCAGCGGTAAGAATATCCCGGTTCCTGATTAACCTCAGGAAGCAGCGAAGGCGGTGCCCAACTCTTGGGTCGGGAAGACGCTTCACGGGTATCCATGTCACGAGAAATTCTGTTTTCAGCCATTGGTGTCACCATTCAATTTAATCATTTCTTTTGCGTATTGCTCTGGGGTCAGCCCAAGTCTCTTAGCCAAAGAAACTTGCGTTGCCGTCAACGTAACTTTGCGGGGGGCCGTAGAACGCTTTGCGGAAGCCACCACCGTAGCGGGGCGTTTCTTATCGCTACCCTCAAAATTTTCCGGAAATCTACGCCGCATTTCCTTATCAATGCGCGAATAGTATTCGTCAGAAGTAGGGTCTACGCCTTCACCCACCAAGTCTTCATGCAAACCAAAAGCCATGCTAGTCATGACGCGGTTCTCGCCAAACCAAGAGTTACGTTTCTGCCACGCAACCGCTTTAGGATCAACTTTAGGAGCCGCATCTTCGACAGGGGCCACAGACCACCCGTCGTTATTGGCGGTATTTACTACATTTTTTTCAGGTTGTCCAGCGTCTTCTTCGTACTTTGGACGGTAGTTCTCTACCTGCTTGAGTTTAAGTTTTACGTCAAGAAGATTTTCCTGTGCCGCAGTCAGTCGGTCTGAGTCGCCGCTGTCATAAGCATCCTTAAACTCCCGCTTGGCTACCTCAAGCTCCCGCTCAAATGCCACCTTTGCCGAATCCACATACGCTTGTTCGCCCGTATGCAGACTCTTTTTCAGCGTCTTATTCTCATCCGCAAACCGCTGAAGCAACGCCACTGCTTCCTCGCGCTCGCGCAATGCAGCTTCTTTGGCACGGCGCTCGTCGTGCCAAACCTTCTTCAGTTGCTTGGCTTTCTCCTTGGAGAACTCTTCAAGCTCATCGTCTTCAAGGTTCTTGACGATTTCTTCCGGCATCGGCTCCTTATTACGGTCTTCCTCCGGAGTGTCGTCTTCAACCTCAATCTCAAAATCGTCTTCCAACTCGGCCACGTTCTTGTCGGTTGCCATGTGTTATCTCCTAGCCTCGGTGAATGCCACGCGGGTCTTCCACTACACCCTCGACGCTATCGTCGTTGATGAGCCGGAAAGATTTCCCGTGGATGTGAACTCGCGAACCCGAATGCGGGCGAACAAGGACAAAATCCCCTTCTTTGCAGTAAGGGCCGGTCGGGAACCGTGAGGCGTCGGAATAGCAATCCGGCCCCATCTTGACTACGAAAAGCACCGTAGTCATCAATTCCTCGTCCTTAATCGTTTTCTCCGCTTTGAGAAGGCCGCTATCGAACTTTGCTTCGATGTCAGGAATAGCGCACAGGATTTTGTAACCTGTGGGGTTAGGCAATTGTGTTGCCTGTTGCTCGTCGGTCATTAATCATTCTCCAAGTTGGTTTTGATATCATCCACATAGCGTTTTACCGCCAACATCCCGTTTACAGCACCACAGATGTACCTGTACTCGGCGTAGTCTTTAGCCACGCCGGAACCCAAATCGTCTTGGAGTTGACCAACACGTTTTTGGATTTCTTCAATAATTAGGTCGATTACGGTCATTTTTTGGGTTCTTTCTCAGGTTTTTGAGCCTGCTGATTGGCTTGTTGGACGGCTTGATGCGTGCGGTCTTGCACTTTTTGCCGGTTCTGATGGAGTCGGTCTTGCTGTTTTTCCCGCTCCACATGCCCAAGTTTATTCATTTCCATTTGAGCTTTCATACCAAGCTCTTGACCTTTTATCTCTTGCTGCTTGTCAACTTTGCCCGCTTCAAGCGCCAATTTAGCCTGCTGAATCTGAATATCCGCTTGCTGTGCCTGTGCTTTAAGTTGTAGCTCTGCCTGCTGGTTCTGCGCTTTAAGCTGCATCTCTTGTTTCCGCAGTTCCAACTCTTCGCGCTGAATGATGTTCAACGGGTCTTGTTGTTCTTGCTGCTGCTGCGCCTGAGCAGCCTCGGCTTGGTTTTTCTGCGTCAACTGCGCCTGCGCCTGCGCGACCAACTTGGACAACTGCACCTCAACTTCTTCCGGCAACTGCTCATCCGGCGGCGGCAGGGCAACGCCCAACTGCTCTTCGATTTGTCGGCGGTACGCAAACCCAAGATGTTCGCTGATGTGATCCATCCCCGCCGCCGCAATAGCCTGCGCCTTGGGGTTTTGCTCAAGAAGTTTCGCAACCTTGGGGTCTTGGCTCATCCCCATATGCACCGCAATGTGCGCCTCATGGTCTTGGTACATGAACGCCTTGACCGGCTTGCCAGCAAGAATGTCCATGTTCTCCGACACAGGGTCACGCGGTTTCTGGTCTTCTTCAGTCGGAATGATTTTCCCAATGTTCCGCACACCCAACACCTCAAGCATCTGCTTGTGAAGCTCCGGGAGGTCATAGATTTGGGGGGAAGACTGAGCAAGCTGCATCACCGCCTGCCACTGCGTGACCTTCTGCGCCATCGTGGAAGCGTTGGGGTCGGACACGGGGATAACGTCCACCATGTCGTAGTCGGCCTTCTTAGCCTTCCTACCACCCTCTTCCGGCTCGTAGTCGTACTCGTCAGGAGTGAAGTCGCGAATAATGGCGGCAAGAAGGCGCAACTCCCTCTTCATCGCGTAATGCACGCGACTGTGGACGCTCGACAT